ATCCGGAGTTTCTTCGCGTGTTCCATCGCATCGGCAAGAACATGAGGGAGGACACTTTCGAGCAGGGCAAGGGCGGCGGAGGTGGAGAGAAGACCATTGCTAAATCCCTGTGGCCGGGAATGAATTAATCCACTTTGAAAGGAGGGAAACGGTTTTATCAGTGACAGTAGCAGGAGGACCGAAACCATAAATCAAGTGAAAGGAGTACAACAGATGAAAAGAAAATTTGTCATGGGAGCGGCTATCCTGACTACCACAGCCGCTGGTGCAACCGCTCTAACTCTCGCAGATTGGGCAAAGCGACTTGATCCGGACGGGAACGTTCCCAAGGTTATTGAGATGCTTTCTCAGAAAAACGAGATCCTCGAAGATATGCTCTTCGTCGAGGGCAACCTTCCGACGGGTCATCGTTCGACCATTCGGACGGGGCTTCCTGAAGCAGCATGGCGGAAGCTGAACTACGGGACTCCGCAGTCCAAATCTCAGACCGTCACGGTTGACGACAACTGCGGCATGCTGGAAGCTCGGGGGCAGATTGACCTGAAACTTGCTGCTCTCAACGGCAATTCCGCAGCGTTCCGCCTGTCCGAAAACTCCGCCTTCCTGGAGGCAATGAATCAGGAGATGGCGGAAGCGGTCATCTATGGCGACACCGATGTCGATCCTGAAAAGTTCCTCGGCATGGCTCCGCGGTTCTCTGACATCGGGGCCGGCGCTCCGTCCAATGCCGTGAACATCATCGATGCCGGCGGCGAAGGGTCCGACAATACCTCCATCTATTTTGTCGCATGGGGAGAGGATACCTGCCACGGCATATTCCCAAAAGGATCGAAAGCCGGGATTGTCCACCAGGACCTTGGCGAAGGCGATGCTTTTGACGCAGCCGGGAATCGCTTCCGGGCGCTCATGGATCTTTGGCAGTGGGACTGCGGACTTGTGGTCCGGGATTGGCGGTATGTCTCCCGCATCTGCAACATCGACGTTCCGCTCATCAGGACCGATGTCCCCTCCATGAAGGCGCTGCTTAACTTCCTGGTGGATGCAGAAGAGCGCATTCAGGACATGAACACCGGCAAAGTAGCTATCTACTGCAACCGTACTATCCGGGCGGCTCTCCGCAAGGCAATCATCGAGAAGCTTTCCAACAACCTGACGGAAGAAACCGTAGCCGGCAAGCGGGTTACCATGTGGAACGGGATTCCTGTTCGCATCGTGGACAAGATCCTGTTGACTGAGACTCGCGTTGTTTAACCTGCGATTCTACTACCGTAGAAGAAGGGGCCGCTCTCTCCGGAGGCGGTCCCATAACCAAACAAAGAAGGGAGTAAAGACCATGTTACGAAAACTGAAGCTCTTCCTTGCGGGAGCGATCATCACGACCATAATCGACAAGTTTAACGAGTTCTCCGACGCTCAAGCATTCACGACCGGGGCGAATACATCCACGTTCTCGTTCGACACTCACGGCGCGGACATTGGCTCCGGCGAGAATCTGTATCTCGTCATTCAGTGCGATGTTACTTGCACGTCGAATGGCGCGGCAACTGTCGCCTTTGCCTATGTCGAGGACGACAATGCGGATCTTTCGACTGCTACCGTTCTGCACGAGACGGCTGCAATCGGCAAAGCAACGCTTGTCGCCGGGTACCAGGTGCTCAAGATGAAGATTCCCGCAAACACGAAGCGATATGTGGGGGTTACTTACACCGTCGCAACCGCAGACCTGACTGCCGGGAAGTTTTCCGCGTTCCTCTGCAAAGACATCACGGACGCAAAAACCCGGATGTATCCGGCTGGCTATACCATTTAACGAATGACGGGAAGGAGGTAACTCATGCCGTTTTATAAAGCAATCAAAAGAGGATGGGACGGACGGCGCATCCGCAAGGAGGGCACGGTCTTTTGGTTTGATGGTCCGAAAGGGTCATGGATGGCGGAATGTGACCCGGCAGGCAACATCAAGGCCGGAGAAAAGGACCTTGTCCCTCAGCGCGATGTCCGGGCGGGAGCAAGCAAGTCGACGGGAAAATCGCGGAACGAACTTCGGGATCAACTCCGGGAGCTGAAGATCAGCTTCCCAGCAACCGCCGGCGCCGTGCAACTGGCGGAACTGCTCCGTCAACATCAGGAAGGCGAGCCGGTCGAACCGAAGGCAGCGGCAGAAGGAGAGACAGTAACTCCTGAAAGCGGCACCAAAGGGACCAGCGACACGGACGTAATTTAACCCGCTTAGGCGGCATTCTTCACGGAAGGAGAGACAGCATGAAGAAGCTCAACGTTTACACCTTGCTGGCTGTTGTGGCAGCGCTGCTGATGACGTGCGCTCTTGCATTTGGTCAGGGCAAGGCTGAAAGGTACGGAGACGACAAAACTGAAGCGGTGGATGGATTCGCCGTCAGATCTATTACTCACTATGCCCACACGAAAGCAAACGTAACGGTCCCCCTAACTGCTACTGGCGCTTCTGCAGTAACCAAGTTCTGCGCCTTCTGTACCAAAGCGCTGACGGTCATGATAAACGGCACTGGAGATGCCCGGACGATCCCCGCAAACACCGATTATTGCCGAACGGTCAGAAGGGGGGTGACTTCCCTTGTATTTGGGGGAGCATCCTCAGCCTCGACAAACATTCAATTTGAGCGCGGTTATTAAGTTTTTTACCTGTTGATAGAACGCCGGGGCTTTCCGGTTCCGGCGTTTTCTTGAGCAGGTAAACAAAGCGGAGAGGGGAGGCGAATTATGGGGGGTGCGGCTGATGAGCATAAATGCGCGAAGGAATATGAATTCGGTGAAATATCGACGACTCTCAGATTTTTCCAAGATGCAGAAATGCGGCGGGAAAAACGCGACGAGAAGATGCTTGAAACAATGGAAACTATCGCGGCACAGGGAGCAACGATTCAGTCCCATGCAGAAACCTTAGCTCGTCATGACAAATCCCACAGGGAAGCATTCTCCCGCATTCGCAGCCTTGAATCTCCAATAGGCCGTCTCTTCATGGGGAAGAAAGGTCCGTACATCCTGGCCGTGCTTGTCGTCGGTTTCCTGGTGGGGCTCTGGACGAATCACGAGGCAGTTGCAAAGCTGGCGGTGAAGGTTGTATTCGGATAAATCACAAACAGACGGAGGTATTCAATGAAAACGTTATTCTGTGCCATTGCTTTTGTTGTCGTATCAGTAGCCACCTTGTATGCTGGACCTCTCACTTACCCTCTACAAAGTACCGGGCCGGTTCTCCACGGAGGCGACGGAGTACCGCTCCAGGTGTTTACTCCCAAACCGTCAACATTGAAAAACTCAACCATCACCGGGACAAAGGGATACGTCAATCATTCAACCGCAACAAAATCGGCGGCAACAAAATGGACTTGTACCGACGCGACAGGAACCAGCAAGCCGTGCAAAGTGTATCCCAACGGCCAGAGCGCTTATATAAACTCTCCAACAGGTGAAGGGGTCAGGGGCAATCATCCTGATGTAACGTTCTGGAGATTTGGGAAGTATTCCTCTGCTACCTCGGAGACTCTCATAGTTACCAGTGAACAACAAAAGAAGTGAGGGGCGACATGAGAACACTTTTATCAATCATCCTGCTCATCCTCATCACCGGCAACGCCTGGGGTGGCGCCATCACCTCCGCACAATCCGGCAACTGGTCGGATACTGCAACGTGGACAGGGGGGTCTGTGCCAGGAGATGCGGATACAGCCACCATAGCTACCGGTCACACGGTCACGGTTGCCTCTGGCGATACTAGAGTAATTGCCGGTATCACCATCTCTGCGTCAGCCGGAACTGGCGGAACCTTAAATGTCTCTGGCGATTTAACATCTACCGGCAACATAACTGTAACCTCATCGGGAGCTACTGTTGATGTAAAGCCAGGGGGCATACTACGTTTAAAGGGTGGCGCAGCCGGTAGGCCCTTACTGACAGAAGGGGCGGGAACAACCTATGCCTATATAAAAGCCTCCGGCACAGGATGGGGGGTCGGAGAGTTTGCCACAATAGATGGAATAGCTACAACTGCTGACCCTAACGATAACGGAGCAATCAGCGTAGCAGAACGGACGCAGTTAATTTTCAGCTATGTGAAACTGCTGAATTTGGGTGAAAACGCCAGTAATCTACATGGCGTTAATATAGTGCCAAAAGCAGCAGTCACCGGCCAGATTGTAAGGATGTCAAACGTATTGCTCGACGGCTGCGGCACCATGAAAATATCAACTCCGTTGGCAGATACTGAAATAAATCTCAGTGGCGTAGATATACGCAACTCTATCGCATACAGCGCCAGCGGCCCATTGTGGATGGATGGATCAACAGCAAAAGACGTTGGAGCTACCAGAAGCCTCATCAATGTTACATATTACGGAACAGTTACGGCTCGGGTGTTTACTACTACTATGGCCGATTTGTCAGTTAGTAATTTGTATCTCTACAACGCGCATATAGACGCAAAAGCCAATTTATCAACACCATCGCTGGCTTTAAACAGACAGACATACGACAAGGTTGCTTTGCTGCGAGACATACCAGTTACTGGTTGGACCGGCATTGCAACCAAGGACCGTCAGAGCATGACAATCAGCAACTCTTTGTTCCTGGTGGATACAGTCATAAATCCCCATTACATTGCAGCCGATAGAAGCGCGATAATTGACGGAGCCGGGAACGGGCTGGTTGCTGACGGAAATATTTTCACTGGCATAAACACACCTGCCGGTGATTATGGCGAAGGTGTGGTAAATGGGTACGCAACGATAAAAAACAACATCGGGCTGGCAGGGATAGGCGCTTTAGTCGGCGGCACCCAAGCTGCTGACACTGATATAGACGTAATCAACAATACTGTCGTTGGCGCAAAATCCAGTTTAATTCAGACAGGTGAGACCTCAGCGCCAGCAACTATGTTGAAAATTGTCAAAAATAACTTCATGGGATGGGACTCGGGCGAATCTCCTGCAACTGCCGGCATCCATCGGCAGGCTAATCAAGCACAGACCCAACTGGTGTTAGATTATAACGCTTCGTATCTCAACACCACTGCGGGGAACCTGGATTACCCGGTAGGACATACTCACGCAGCAAATCAAAACAGCTATATGGGCGCGGAAGGTGGTGGGGTAGCCTGGATCAGCGGTCAAACTTTTGGTGCTGACTATGCCACGCATGACCGATACGGTGACCCATTGTTTGCCAATAAAAACATTACAGTTTTATCTGCCTGTGGTGACGCGGCCACAACTGCTGTGTGTGCTCAACGGCTCGTTTCCATAAACGGATGGGATCATAGTAGTCCGGCGCAAAGGGTCACCTCGTCAGAGTACACACTGGCGGCTGTTTTATCCAACATACGTTCAGCACTCAAACCAACAGCGTCGTTTATGGCCACTGGTGATCCATTGTTGGCAAATACCTACATCGGCGCGGTGCAGCCGGTGGCGGCTGGTGGTGTTACTGTAGGTCGCCCTTACCGCAGTTTTTGCCCCAACCTTAACCTAGAGTTATAAAGGAGTACCGCACATGGCAAAAGACGACGTATCAATCGGCAATCTGACGCTTTCCCGAATAGGTATCACGTTGAAGATTGACTCTTTTGATCAGCGGGTCAAGGAAGCAACCGAACTAAAGAACGTATTTGAAGAGACTCGGGATCGGGTTCTTTCCGCTGCTCCCTGGCCGTTCGCTCGGAAGTTGGAAACGCTGCAGCTTACCGGGGCGACTCCTCTCAAGTGGGCATATCGCTATCAATATCCGAACAACTGCATCGCGGTCCGGGCGATTCATCCTGAGTCAAAACAAGATCCCTTTTGAAGTTGAAATTGACAACGACGATTCACAGACCATTTGCACCGATCAGGAAAACGCGATCATCGAGTTTACCGTTCGGGTGACAAATCCAATGCGGTTCAATGCAAGCTTCACTTCCTGCTTTGCATGGGCTCTTGCTGCTGAAGTTGCTCTTCCTCTGGCGAAGGGTATCGATTACGCAAAGAATGCAGCGGCAGCATACGAGAAGGAGCTTTTGGAGGCATCGGCGCGAGCGTTCAATGAAGAGCTTACGCCTGAACCTCCCGATTCTGAATTTGTCAGGGCTCGGCTCTAAGGGGGATCCATGACGGCAATAGCGCAACCTTCATTTACCACTGGCGAGCTTTCCCCTTCTCTTCAGGCCCGGGTCGATCTGGCTCGATATTATACGGGGCTGAGAACGTGCCGAAACTTTGTTGTTCGTCCGTACGGTGGAGTCATGAACCGATCGGGGACGATCTTCTGTCTGGAGGTGAAGGACTCAACAAAGAAAGTCCGCCTCGTCGAGTTTATCGTTTCGTCTACGCAGGCATACATTCTTGAAGTTGGTCCGCTCTATACCAGATTCATCAATGCCGGTGCATACGTCAAGGTTGGCGGGGTTCCTGTCGAGGTTGCGACTCCGTACTTGGAAGATGATCTCGCTCTCCTTAAGTGGGTTCAGTCCATCGACGTTCTGACCATCTGTCATCAAAACTACAAACAGCGGCAATTGAGCCGGCTTTCCTCAACGTCCTGGAGCATGACGGAATTTGCAAACGTCGAAGGACCTTTTCAGGAGATCAACGTCGACACGTCGAAAACGCTCTATGCCAGCGCAGTAACCGGCAACGTGACAGTAACGGCAGCAGTGGACATCTTCACGGCGGACATGGTCGGTCAGATGCTTTACATCGAACAGGCACCAGACCATGTAACGAGTAAGTGGGAAGTGGCAAAAGCGATGGTAGTCAACGACGTTCGTCGGGCGGGGTCGAATTACTACCAGGCGCTGACTTCAGGTACAACGGGAACGGTTCGACCGGAGACGGTTGACGGCACGGAGCGGGACGGAGATCCGGGCGTTACCTGGCAGTATCTTCATAATGGATTTGGCATTGTTAAAATTACTGGCTTCACTTCAGCAAAGATTGTTACCGGTACCGTGCTCGTTCGACTTCCTGATTCCGTGCTGACTGAGACACAGGTCCGCAACGTAACCGGCGTCACTGCTTACGATCCGGATATAGAGGCGGCAAGCGGCGACGAATACGCTGTTGTCGAGATCCTTGCTCATGGGTTCCAGACGGGCGACTCGGTAACGTTTGCAGCCGTGGGCGGGTCGGTGGAACTCAACGGAGTGAATCAGGTCGTTGTTATCGATGCAAATCACGTCCGGGTAAATGTCGAAGTGACTAATGCCTACACTTCAGGCGGTACGGCAACGCGGACCTTGACCGCGGTTCCTACTTACAAATGGGCGCTGGAAGCGTGGGGTGGGGATCAGAAGTATCCGACGACGACGACGTACTATCAGCAACGACAGATATTCGGCGGGACTGCCGGACTGCCGCATACGGTCTGGATGTCACGGAGCGGCGGGTTCCTGGATTTTGGCCGGTCGATTCCTGAAATGGATGATGACGGCATTACCTTTGCTGTCGTCTCTGAGAAGCTGAACGAGATTCGGCATTTTGTCCGCATGAAAAACTTGATTGCGCTCACGTCCGAAGCGGCATGGATGATCACGAAGGAGCAGGGAAACCGGATACCGATCACCGATCCGCAAGAGGACGGCGGGGCTTCTCACGTTCGACCGCTGAAGATTGGCAAGAAGGCTATCTATGTCGAGGCAAACGGGAGCGCGATTCGTTCCCTTGGGTACGAATTCAGTTCCGATGCCTACGAAGGGATGGATCTCACAATGACCGGCTCACATCTCTTCGATGGGCGGACGGTTGTTGATTGGGCATATCAGAAGAATCCTTTCCGGTGCGTTTGGATTGTGCTCGACAATGGCGCACTGCTCGGCCTGACGTATCTTCCAGATCAAGAGGTCATCGGCTGGCATCGGCATGACACGGACGGC